CACGGACACACATGTCTGTCTGCCACGCACACACTCAAGCCAAATTGTCTTCCGGTGGCGAACAGGTATTGTAGCCCAATTTGTTCTAGAAACGAACATACATTCGACCTGTCTGCATAGAACAAACAGGTCTTATTAGTAGTCACAACTAACTAGAGTTAGTTTTATTAAATTGTCTGTTTTCTCTGCCAGTCAGTTGCAAGTTCAAAAATGTAAATGTCAAAATAAATAGTTGTAGATGTATAACTTGTGCCCTCTTTCGCTAATGGGTGTATAAGTAAAGAACCATCATTGTCTACCAGTGTTCCGAAAGTCGCATTAGCACCAGTGGAATCCCATCCACCACCACGATACGCAAGCCCATAAATAGTAGAAGCAGGAATCAGAAAATCTGGTAGTTTTCCAATTTTCACATACTGCAATGAGGAGGTGTTTTTAGGTTTGAATGTTCCTGCAACTCTAATTTTCACAAACCGAGTTCCGAATCTGATATGACTGCCATTTAAATTAGGGTCAAACTCTTCTTTGTTGGTAAAGATTCCTGCATCATTCAGATAATTACCATTTACTCGTTCCCAATAATCACCCAGAGCAATTGGCATACCAGTACATAAAACATTGAGAATAAATCTTGCAAGAATTTTTGTGTATTTCACTGTGTAGTGCAGATAACCACTGTTCTGTTCCTCATAAAATTCTGCTCTCATACGGTCTGTCTCTGGTGTGATTACAGGGGCATATGCAAACATATCCACAAAAGTCCATCCGTTTTTCTGTGCATACTGACTAAAATATCGCCAATATGCTGTTTGCGGAATAATCCACTGTGCAGGTAAAACTCGATAGTTTTTATAAGTGCTAAATAAATATACCTGACACGACGGATTTAAAGATTGAATTTTATTTCTTATACTGTCTAAAGTTGTACCTAAATCAGTTAAGGAAGTTTGGTTCTTAACGTCATTAACACCACACCATACAATCAGAATATCTGGTGTATGTTCTGGATGTAAGGTCATATTTTGGTCAAAGACTGTATACTGTTCCGCCATTGTATCACCAGAATGCGAACCATTTATAACATTGCAATTTTTTCCAGTAAGCAGTTTTTCAAATTCTGTTACCCAGCTTCTAGGTGCTTGTCCATCGCTTAAACTATCGCCTAAAACATAGATTTTTTTGTTTTTCATTACATCCAGATAGGAAAGTCCACCGTAAATGGTATCAATAATTGTGCCTAGTGTTCCATCATCTTTCCATCCAGTCAGTACATTATCTATCTCTGTCGGAATTTGCTGTATAGCATCATCTACTTCTTTTTTGATTTCTGGTAATGCATCATCTACTTTTTTAACTACATTCATAAAACCGGTTTCTAGATTTTTAACTTTACTAATAATCCAATCTAAATTCAGTTCGTGAAAATTGGTAAAAGGAAAATTATTCCAAAAAGCCATAGTTTATATACCCCCTTTAATATACCATTAAACAAAATCGTTCTTTGAAATCAGTACAAATAATATTAGCAATATTGGCATAACCATTTTTCAAAATTTTATCAATATCTTCGATATCGAAAACAACATTCTCATTTTCTTCGTATTGATAACTTTCCGAACCAGTATAACGAACTGTCCCATCATTTGTAATATTCTGTATATTATCACTCTCTCTCTGTTCTGATGGATAATATTTTTGTTGGTTATAAGCACTGTCTGAAATGGTTGTTCCGCCTTGTTCCTCATTGGATGTATTATTAGTGGTTCGTGTTGTAAGTTCTGGTGTTCGAGTACTCTTTTTTGTGAGTTTCCGACCGCCTTTAGCATCCTCTGCGGTGATTTCATCTTGTGCTAGTTTCCACTTAAGAAAATATTCCCACTGAGGCGTCATCACAGTTGACCATGCGTCTAGCATACGTCCGAACCATAATGTGTCTGATATAACAATTTCCAGTTCCGCACACTCAAAAATAATATGTTCCAAAAGCTTAGTTTTAATATTTAAAAGGGAAACCGGTAAATTAAAATTCTTATTCAAAACTTCTGAGTCATAAGTTAACAGCCCCATTAGTGTCATTGTTGCCATCATCAACACCTCCATTTACAGTAGCATCATGTCTCCAATCTACTCTTATATTTGTTCCAAACATTTTGTTGACTTTTTCAACACATTTTTTCAAGGTATCTAGCCACAATTCAGCTTTACAACGGCATTCAAAATTATTGGCGTTCGCTTCTGCGGTTATCAGTCGTTCTTTTTTGTCGCTTCTGACATTATCAATACCAATTTCATTGTTGAAAAGTTCCTCCCATCTCCTCATGCTGTCCTGTAAATCTGGTGCAATGAAATTACTTCTTAAATCCTGTGCAAAAGTAGACCATGGTTCTTCACTCCCACCGGTTGGGTTAGCACGTCTCAGTTTTTCATCGTAGAAAACAGCAATATTACCGCTCATTATCTGGTCAAGAATTTTTTTCAGTGATTCTGCACCTGCTTTATTCTTGGCACTGAAAACATAACTCAATTTTGAATTCATGATGTTAATTGTAGTCGCTTCTGATGTTATCGCCATCTGGTCTGCGTAATAATTAATCAGGTCAATAATTCCAGACCAATCAGGAGTTAAACGGATAACCTCACATTCCACACCAATTCGCAACTGTTTTGTTCCCTTCAATAGAGGGTTAGTTACTACGATATGTGATGGCTGATAATAGATATCATATCCTTCGATTCCTGCACCTTGACATATAACTCCATATCTGTCGGTTTCAAGAACTCCGACAAACCCCCATGTATATAAGGTGTATAAAAAGTAGTTCTCACTCCATGTTTCTGGTAATTCCCACTCGAAAACACTCATTGCTTTCTGCAAAAGATACTTAACAAAATACGCATGTAAAGCATTATTTCTGCAATGCAAAGTGCTAGGACTGTACATACCATTATAATAATTGATATAATCCTGTCCAGCTGGAATTGTGTTATATCCATTATACAATTTTATACCCCCTTAACCTTTATTGAAAAATGCAAGCCACTTTAACGCATTTTTAACACGTTCTGGTTGTTGTACAACTGCTGGACGTAAATAGTTCGCCGCAAAAGCATAAGTTAACTGTTCCACAGAATAATTTAATTCATTGAAAGCCCACTGTTTAAAACTCACTGGATAACTGTTTGTAGCATACCACTGTTTTTCAATACCTCTATGTGCTTCTCCACTTGCTTCTTGATACTCAGCAAAAATTACAGCTAACTGTTTATTACCATCATACCAGTCGTCGTGTTTTCCATATAATCTGTCTAGTACTTTGTAAAGGTCATTTCTAGGAGTCCACTGTACAAGACCGCCACCTGGTCCTGCTGATGTAGTGCCACCACCTACTTCGATTAATCCTGGGTTCAATGTACTTTCGCCCTGCATATTTCCTAAAAGAGCGGCTACGCTATTAACATTCCACTGTAAGTTAGTGCGAAAATAAGCCCATACAAACGGTGCATTGTGTTCCATTTCAGCATCCGTAAGATAACCCTGTACAGTATCAGTTACTCTTGTAACCCAGTCACCAGTTGGCACAGGTACATCACCACCAGACCATATATTTCCATTACTACCACTAAGATAGAACGCAAGTGCTAACTTGCTATCTTCAAAAAATCCTCTCAAAATACCCATACCCCACTTTCCAGAAAATTCTTAATATCTTGTATTTCTGATTCATATGCGTGTTCTATTGGAATATCTCCATTTAAAATCTGATAGTAACCATTTCCTAAAGTTTTCATATTACCCCATTTGCAATAGGGTTTTCCTTTTGCGTTATTAAAACTAGGTATAATTCTAGCACTGTAAACCATAGCAACTAAAGTGCTACTAATATTACAAGTAGTGCCAAAATTTCCGCTTGTATTAATATCAGGTATAACTCCCTGCGACATAGCATTTCCGATTCCTGCAACAACTCCTAAAGGATTACCAGTCAACATAGAAGTACTTGCTCCCAGTGCTGAACTTAAAGCTCCTACTAAATTAGTTTTCATATCGGAAACTTGAACAGATACTCCTATCTGGCTATATCTGGTATCCAAAATAAATTTTGTTCCATCCTCTGTCTTTGTAGAAACTTCTACAAATGCCATACCGGTTCTGAAATCTACCTGCACTACGCAATCAACACTTGAACCGCTTTTAATTTTTGAACTATCCAACCAGAAAGAACCAAAACAAGGAATATATAAACAAATTTTCCTATAAGGATATGAGTTAAGATAATTTCCGTATGCTTCGTCTGGGTGAGATGTTGGTGTAACGCTTGCATTAATTACAGTAACCAGTTTTACATCGTCAATCTTGCTCAAGCCACTAGGCAACGGTATCCCCCACCAACCTAAGTTAATACCCTGCATATCTTGTCCACTCGGAACTAAAGTTCCACTAGGAAACCACATAACACTTGTGATATACTGAGCAGGGTTAATAATAGTCTTAATAACATCGTCACCAAACTGAGCAAGTTTGCTCGTTGCCCCCTCTGTTTTTAACCAATCGCAATTTTTGAACATAGCATCCGCAAAGTTGATAAACTGACCATATCCCATCTTATAAAACTGGGTAATTCCGTCACGACCGACTACACCTGCAACAAAACAACCGCCTTTAAAACCGCTTTCTGACGGTTGCCATAAATAATCACCAACAACACGATATCTGTGCAACATTGGTTTTGTAGCCATCATAGTGTCTATGATATCACCGTCACTTGCGACACTGGTTCTGGTAATGTAAAGGTCACTACTTTCAATTTTTTCTTTGTAGCTTGCCAAGACATCAACGTCAAGATAACATTCCCAGTTTCCTACTCCGTCTGCTACTGACCATTCCTTCACCCAATAAAATCGTTTAAGTTCACGAATTCTGACGTAATTATAAGCATAAGGTGTTGAAGTAACTGAAAAATTTAAAATGAGTGTAGGGCTTAAAACCCCACACCCACTTTTTAATATCGCTTTTTCAGTTTTTAAAATTACTTCATCAGCAGGAACAAAAGTAGAGTTCCTTCTTTTCGCAACATTGTAAAAATCAACCGTTAAAGCCATATACACTCCTTAATCCAGTAAGAAAACAACACCATTTTCGGTAAAGTCATTGTAATAACGGTCATTAAAGTGATACCAGAAATTAGTATAACCACCCCTGGCATTAAACCGACTGGCACTAGACCACTGACCACAAGTTGTAATACCGACCGCTTCTTCGTCAAACAGAATGCCGAAAATATTAGAAACCGCAGTCGCCTCAATATCAAAATCTACAGTACCAGTAGGTGTTAAGTAGGCACTTTGTACATGAATACCGCTCGGTTTATCTATCGACTGCCAGAAATTAACCTGCTCATGGTCTGCCCATTTCAGGTAATTGTCATTGTATACACTAGAAAGTACGCTTGCATCCATATCTTTCAGATATTCAGAAAACAGATATAACTTCTGTTTATTCTGAGGTGTGTGTCTGCTAATTTCTTTTCCAGTAATATTGATATGGAACTTTTGTGAACGCTCAGTGAGCATTCCAGAAAGATAACCAATATAACCGAAAGCCCATTTTATGAATGGAACAAAATTAGATGGCTGTCTTACCGTGTCAGTTGTAAGTTCCGTTCCTGCAATCTCATTGTATTTTGTTACAAGATGTATAACATTATTAACATCGCCTTTAACTTTTCCACCGATAAAGTTCGCAAGTGTCATTCTAGCAGTGCTTTCATGGCACTGTTCAATCATATCATTGCAGTTTTGTACAATCATTGAAATGAATCTCTGGAACTCATCTTCATTAGACAGTGCAATATTTAACTGATCACGATAGATTGTATAATGCCTACTATATACATTCTGTCCATAGAAATTAGTTTGCAGAATTGTCGGTGTACTTACAATCTGGTCATCAACGCTTTTACCATCCTCTAAGTCATATCTTATATCTTTCTCCCATTCTTTATCTCCAATATTTAATTTGCGAACATGATTTCCAAAACGTATCTCATCTTTCATAAGTCCTTTAAATTTTGCTTCATAAGGGCGAATAGAAAAAATAGTTTTGGAAAGTGTTTGTGATATTGCACTTAACAGATTGTCAGTATTAATTCCTAAAGCTGTTGTTGCTACTGAAACAAAATCTCCTGTATTGGTAGTCTGAATAGATTTTGCACCTGTTGCCTGTTTGATAATATAATTTAGAATTGATGCTGAATTAAAATTACCAACGGTAGGTTTATTTTCTGCACCTAAACCGGTTTCTGCTCCCATAATTATTTACCCCCCATCTGACCACTAGGTCTAATAATCTCAGCTAACATATCGTCAACTGTCGGCTGTGCCTGTGTCGGCATCTGACTGTTAGCAATTCCGTTTGCCTGTACTGCTCTTGTAAGATTATTGATTGTTTCAATTAAGGTGTCGTTGTTTTTAACAACCCCACCGTTACCCATATCCAACTGGAACTGCTGACCGTTCTGCGCCATAGCATCCGCATAGAACTGTTCATGTACACCCTGCTGCGGATTAATCGGATTACCGAAACCCTGAATGACTGGTGCTGGCTGACCTGCCTGCACTGGTGCAACCCCTGTCGGCTGAACTGGTTTTGGCATTCCTGCGAACACTGGTGCTGGTGCTGGTGCTGGTGCTGGTGCTGGTGCTGGTGCTGGTGCTGGTGCTGGTGCTGGTGCTGGTGCCTGTGCCAGTGCCATGATATCAGATTTTGTGAAACCTGCTGAGGTTAATGCGATTAACTGTTCGAATGTCATTTATTTTGTCTCCTTTTTTGTAAGATATTGTATGTATGCAAAACCTGCCACCATTTCGCCAGTAGGAAGTTTGGCTTGTCCTAGTGCCCATTTTAAGGAACTGTCGAACAAGCCAAATGAAAAAAATGAAGAACCTTTTTTCAACGAGGTAATTACCTCTGAATCGGTAGTAGGCTGAGTGCGTAAAAATAAATTGTCCTGTTTTGTTGTGACTTCACATTCACCATAGAATTCTGGGTGTGGATGCAAGTCTGTATATGTTTCTGGCATTTCATCGGTTGTGATGATTTTTGCTGATAGATTCATGTTATTTCATCCTCTCCCAGTTTGTCAAGAAGTCTCCGCAAAATCAGAGTGTTGTTGTTTACTGCGTCTGTCATTTTGTTCATTTCTTCTTTGTGGTTCTGAGTTTCCGTATACCACAGGTAGAAGGTTACACATAAGCAGGCAACTGGAATGCCAAGGTTAGAGAACAACTGTGCGAATGTATTTACGTCCATCGGTTAACCCCCCCTTTATTTAGTGGGGCAGGTATGCCTTTTGCGTTGGACGAACGCATGTTCACCGTTTCCGACGGTTGTCCTCGAACTGCACACATATGTCTGCCCTCTAAAGACATTGTATCACATGTGAAAATATGTGTCAAGTAGATACTTAGATTCAAGGTCGGAAAAATATATGAGGTCATTAAGATAGTAGATGTTCCATATCCAAGAATATTTCCGTTTGAGTGCCAGAATTGCTTTATAGGTTACTGCATTGTAGCATTCCTCTGGTGTGCCTTGTCTGTGTTTGCAGACATAAAGTCTTTCCTGTGACTTGTGTGTATATATTGCGATTTCCCCGAAGAACAGAAGCGGAACATATTCAGTTAAGTTTTGAGGTTTTACGTCTGAGAAATCCATGTCGAAAAATTCATTTTCCAGTGACAGTTGTGCGAAACCGCTATCTTTTCCTGTCATTTTGTACAGTGAGGTTTCTGACTTAAGCTTGGAAATAGGAGAGTTACACAAGTTGTATAGTGCAATGCCCCTATCTATAATGTAATATGTTTCTCGTTTCTTTCTTGACATTTCCGAAACTTTTCGGATTAATCCTAACTGAGCGAAAAGTTCACATCCTACATTATCACTATTGGAAAAACAGAACACCTGTATAGGGGGTTTGTTTTGCAACTCACGGTTACGGTTCATTGTTTCATAACCATGCAGAAACGATTCTGCTACACCACGTTGTACTTTGTCCCCCTTCTGGGGGATAAACTCATCATATATCCAGATTTTAACATCTTCTGCTGAGAATCCACGTAAGTTAGAAATTGTACTAATTGCGGATGCATAGCCCAGAGGGAGTCCTTTTGGTATGTTTTTCCCTTCTTCGTTTACAACGCAATCATAGAATCCTGCAATTTTGGATATCGGGAATGGCTGAATGTTTGTGTGGTGGTAATCATTGATTGCCTTAACTGGTGTAAGTTCAGGGTTTTTGATGATGTCTAACTGTGTCTGTTTTGTTCGTGAGTACATGAACACCTGTTTGTTTTTTATGCAATATTCTAATGCCCCGAAAGTTTTACCTGTTCCTCGTCCACCCCAGATAAAGTTAAAGGGATAGCCTTGTTCGACTATCCCTTTAAAATTTAGATATCCTTGTTCGTTGTAGAGTTTAAGCTTCTTTCTCATATACTGCCGTCATGTACTCACGATTGTTTTTGCTTCTTTCTTTTCGGAATGTGATTGTAAATGTGTCAAGGTGTGACCGCTGTGCCAGTTCTGCAATACGCTCAAATGTGCGAATAAATGCTGGTGAAGTTGTGACGAAAACAACCCCCTCGTCTGACATCATAGTCAGCAGTCTCATAACGTTACCGTTGTTGTCATACTCTTCATAGATAGCATATTTGTTGATTGTCACGGTTGAACCACTGCATTCTTTAACTGAATTTCGGTCAGGGCTTTCAAACATATCATAGCTGATGTCCATGTTCCATTCATTGTCTTTAATGTTTGTTTTTACGATTTCCATTTAGTTCTCCTTTTGATTTTTATTTTCACTCATTATATGACAGCTTGACGAAAAACGTGCAATTTTTTAATTTGTAGGTTTACATATAATGAGTGCATGTTATTTAGTTGTCTAGTGAGTAATTCAAGAATGGCTTAAAATAGAAAATTACTTTTCTACTTTTGTGGCGTATTTTAAGAAATCTTCGTCAGAAAGTACATATTTATCGGATGTAAAATAAGATGATAACTCAAATTCTTCAATTCCGTGTACTTTTTTTATGTACTTTACAAGCTGTCTACCAGACATTGAGGTAATCACTTCACCTTCTACAACTTCGCCTGATGGTGTTGTAGCTTTGTAATGAGTTGTGATAATTGTTCTTTTCATTATTTGTTCTCCTTTATTTGTGTTATTTTTGCTTACATTGTTATTATAGCATTGTTTATGTTTATTGTCAACAGGAAAATTGAGTTGTTTATTTAGTGTCTGTTTGGTGTATATAATAAGGAAGGAATTATTTTTAAAAAGTCGTTGAAAGTTGTTGACATTTAATAAGACATGTGATATTATAATACTTGTAAGGAACAAGAAAACAAAAAAGTTAAAGAAAAGGAGAACAAATAATGAAAAACAAAAAACTAGTAAGAGATGTAAAAGAGTATCTGTTTGATTTATGGGAAGCAACATATTTTGTTAAAATTAATAACAAAGTTTTTAACACTAACATTACAATATTGACATACGATATTGAGAAACAATGTTTTGAGATTTTTCACTTAACAGACTATAATTTTGAAAACGCAATATGGACTGTCAAAAAAGAAAACGTTATAACCGTTAACAATCAGGAAATTATTAGACATGATAACATAAAAAACATAATTAACGAAAGATGGAAAACAGCTGATTATATAAAAATAAATGGTTTTTCATTTTGTACAGAAGAATGTTTTACTTTATTTACATTAGATAAACTGAAAATTTTAAATGAGGGTGGGTTTACAGAAGTTGCTTCTATTAATATAAAAGAAATAAGTTCTTTAATAATTGATGAAGAAGTAATCTTTTAATAGAAAGGAGAACACGAAATGAATAGAAAAGAATTAAGAGAGATAATTGAACGTAAATGGAACACATCTCATTGGATGAGAATAAACGGCTTTTTATTTTTTACGGATGAATGCTATTGCCTATTTACCACTTGTCTTTTAATAATCTTTGATAGAGAAACTAAAAGAAAACTATCATCAATAATAAGAGATACTATAAATTCTTTAGAAATAGATGATAAGGTGATTTTATAATGGCATGTTTTTTGTTAGGTGTTTGCACCGGTATCTGGTTGATGGTTTTTGCTGAATGGTATGACAATAAGAAAGGAGGCGATAAAAGATGAAAACAACCACATCAATCAATTTCGACCTCGAAATGTTGAAAGCATTAAAGCAGTATGCATATGAAAATGACAGAAGTGTTAGCAGTGCGGTATGTCTTTTGATTAATGCATCAGAACCTTATAAAAATTTTATGAATGAAAGAAGGGTGAATAGAGTTGACCAAAAAGCAAAAGCAAGCCAGTTATAACAACCTAAGAAAACAAGTTCTACAAAAAATAAAAAAACTTGAAAAAAGCCCATATGGCAAAGACATCCAGAACACTATAAATTATTATAAGGAACGGTTAAAACCAGTGAGCCGATTAAGGGATTCCAGAGATTTAAATTATGCTATGAAAGAAGCAGAAAGGGCTAATCAGATAAACTGGACGCAAGCAGAGCGTAAAAGAATACGCAAAGATAGAATTGCATGGTTAAGACAGGAACTAGGAGAAAACAGAGTTAAAAATATCAGAGATGTGAGAAAGTTTGATGACTTCATGGAAACAATGCGTGATTTCTCTATTGGAACCATTTACGATAGTGAAAGAGCTATCAGCATTTATCAGGAAAATCCAGAACTAAGCAAAAAGGAGTTAATAGAAAAATATGATGAATACAGAAAAAACTTCTTTAGTAGACGTTCGAAAAATGATAAATTTAGTAAAAGGGGTAAAAGCTGAGAGAAATTTTAAAGGTAGACGGAAATGGGATAAAACCATTTTCCGAAAATGCATTTGTGCTTTCGATATAGAAACCACATATGAAAAGGAAATTGAGCAGTCTTTTATGTATATATGGCAGTTTTCAATGATGGATTTAGAAACAGAAATTATCTACTATTGTTATGATAGGAACTGGAATTCTTTTGTCGAACTAATTAATGGAATCAATGATGAATATGCATCAGTTTTAATTTTTGTTCACAACCTATCCTATGAATTCCAATTCTTTCGGCACTGGTTAGAGATAACCGATGTATTCGCGTTAAAAAGTAGAAAAATTCTAAGTTGTAAATCTAATAACGTAGTTTTTCGCTGTAGTTATTTACAAACCAATAAAAGTCTGGTAAAATTCACTAGTGATATGAAAGTCGCTCACTCTAAATTGGATGGTAAACAATTCGATTATAGTAAAAAACGATTCCCATGGACTAGCATGAATGATTATGAGCTTGCATATTCAGTAAATGATGTTATAGGCTTAGTAGAAGCAATGAAAAAAAGAATGGATAATGATAATGACACTCTTTACAGTTTGCCCTTAACATCTACTGGATATGTAAGAAGAAAAGCAAAACAAGCTATGAAAAGCTTCAACTATAAACAGTTACATGAAATGTTCTTTGACGAAACTGTTTACATTCTTCTACGAAACGAATTCAGAGGGGGTGACACACATGCAAACCGGTATCATTCAAACAAGAAACTGAAAAATGTTGATAGCTGGGACAGAGCTAGTAGTTATCCTGACGTTATGCTTAACTGTGAATTTCCAATGAGTAATTTTACACCTCGTATGATTGATGATATTAATGAATTGCTTAAGCTCTGTGAAAAACGACACTTGTGTTTTATCGGAAAATTTGTGCTAACAAATGTTCATCAAAAAGACGTCTATTATGGTGCCCCATATATAAGCAAGGATAAAGCATTAGAATTGTCAGAACCGACATGTGATAATGGTAGGGTACTATCATGTGACAGAATTGTTTTATCACTAACTGACATTGATTATAAGATAATTAATAATGAATATGTTTTTGATTTAGAAATCATTTCAGTTTACACCGCTAAATATAATTATCTTCCTGATGGTTTAAGAAATCTGATTATTGCTTTATTTAAAAATAAAACGGAACTAAAAGGTATCGAAGAAAAAGAGGTTGACTACATGAAAAGTAAAGAACTTATTAACTCACTTTATGGAATGTGTGCACAAAATCCTATAAGACCAAAAATCGTCTACAATGACGGTGATAACCCATTCAGTGTAGAACCTGTGCAAGATTTACATGAAGCCATGGAAAAACATAATAAAAAAGCTTTTCTCTCATATGCATGGGGTTGCTGGGTAACATGTTGGGCTAGATATTATCTTAAACTAATGATTAACATTGTGGGTGATGATTTTGTTTACTGTGATACCGATTCTGTAAAATTTATTATCAGTGATGCTTATAACATTATTTTGAGCAAAATAAAAAAATTAAACAATGAAATCAAAGAGAGGAGTATAAAAAACAAAGGATATGCGACTGATTCTTTTAATAAAACACATTATCTGGGAGTATATGAACAAGAGAAAAAATATAAAGAATTCAAAACACTGGGAGCAAAAAAATACGCATATGAATACGAAGACGGAAAATTCGGAATCACTATTGCAGGGGTGCCTAAAAAAGAGGGGGCTAAAGAACTTAAAACACTGGAAAATTTTAAAATCGGTTTCGTTTTCTCGAACTGTGGAAAATTGGAATCACGTTACAACGACTTGGATTATGGCATGTATAATCCAGACGGACAAGAAGGTCATGATATTGATATTAGAAGTAACATTGTGTTACGACCAACAACCTATGAAATTGGTATCACAGACGAATACAGTAGAGTGTTAATGGACGCTGAAAATTGGAATATGTTTAAAGAAGCAGAAAGGATGAAAAGACTATGAGAGACTTATTTTACTTGTTTTATTTATTAACAGGGGCTTTAGGAATATTTATTATTACCATGTTCCTTCTTGCTATTGATATTGTTGTAGGGTGGTTTACTGATGATGACAAATAAATATAGTGATTGTACAAAATGCATTAATAAATATGCGTGTAAACATGCTAACAAATATTCTACATGCGTATACAGCAATAAAAAGAGAAATGACACATGGAAAATTTTTTATTTAAATAGATTTATGAGGGTGGTATAATGACTATATTTATTTATGCTGGAATATTAATTTTTCTATTAACAATGTTAATAGATTCACTTTAAAGTTAGGCGGTTTACCGTCTTTCTTTTTTATCTTTATAAGAACAAAATGGGCTACAATACTGTTCGCCACCGGAAGACAATTTGGCTTGAGTGTGTGCGTGGCAGACAGACATGTGTGTCCGTGGGGGAAAGACAAATGTCCGTGGTACACGGATACCTATATAGGCGAGATCGGAAGAGCGTC